AACGCTCACCATTGGTAAAGAACAGTCGGAGTTTTTGCCAGCCATCTGCATCCAATTCAAAGCAGTCAATGATGACGATGGTTTTACTAACTTCGCAGCCCAGCTGGATCAAGCGAAGTTTGCCTATTTCAGGCTGTAGCTGGAGCGTTTCAGTATCAAAGGCGATAGAAATAGATGTCGAGATCCTGTGCAGGTGCTCGACACCAAAAAACAAGTTGTAGTCAGACATGGGTGGTCTTCAAAGAAGTGTGTATTCAGGAAGTGGACCTGTCCATTCGGACTCGTGTTGGCCTTCGGGACTGTACCAGCCGGTGTCGTCTATACGCCAGCCAGCTGTGCAACGCTTAAGCGCCTTGTAATTTTCCCAAACAGGTTCTTCAGGGAAAGGGTTTCCGTAGTCGTGTTCCCAGTCATGCTCACTGATGCCGGTGGGTGTATACCAGCCACCTTCGTCAGCTTCCCAGCCTTCTGCGCTACGCATTTTCCAGAGCTTGTCTTCGTCGGCCATAGCGCGATCAACTTGAGCAGCGTTCACAGCGTAGTTATCGAACCAGGCCGCAACCCGAAGGTTGTAATCTGCGGCCTCATTTTGTAAGTAGCTTGGAACGTTCTTAAGTTTTACGCTTGCAAAGGTGCTGGTGTCAAATGGGTGTGTAGACATAATTAAAGAGGAAAAGTTTCGTAAGAGGTTTGCAAGAGGCTTTTGATAATCACCTCTAGCTCTGCAACCCTATCATTGGAGTCAAGGTCGCAGACAATTGGGACTTCAGCTGTAAACCATTTGTAACCACAGGCCGGACATTTGCGGCCTCTAACCACGCTTGCTTCAAAACGAGGTTTAGTTTGAGTGACCCAGCGGTCACCTTTTTGTGGTGACCGATTGCAGTTAGGACAGTTCATGCGAGAGGATCGTCATAAGGGTCAAGTTCAAATTCTGAAATCAGGCGGCATAAGTACCACTTGGCTTTGCGGAGGTCTTCAAGGCCATTTTTCTGGCGATACCTCCAGATGTATTTGATGCAATTGCCGCGCAGATAACCAAAAAATTCTTCGGTTGTCATTGCGGCCTTGATCGCTTCAATACACTCCACGCCGCTACTGCTTTGGTAGTGCGCTGGAGCGTTGACAGGATCAGTCATCATGAGTCCTCCATTTGGTTGAATATGTCAATCAGTTCTTGGTCGCCTGATTCTGTGACTAGTCGTTGAAGTTTTTTGGCTGGAGACTCTACAAGTTGCCACCCCCCACTTGAGATGGTGCCTCGGACATCGCCCCAGATGTCACCACGGACATCGCCGTGGACACCGCCACGGACGTTGCCATGAACATCGCCCCAGACGTCACATTTGACGTCGCGAACTTGCCATCCCATGAAACCCTCGTAACAAAAACTAACAAGCTTTAGGGCTTCTTCAAGTGTGATTTGTTTCATTAGTTGTCCTCTGTGTCAAAAGTAATTGGGGGAATGACACACCAGTCGGTAATCCAGGGCAACATGCGTAGCACCTGTTCCCGTGTTGGTGCGTTTGCATGGTCTAGTGGTTCGTCCCAAAGAATGACTGCTTGACAGTGTGCAGAGTCAAACTCAGGTGGATCTAGGTGTGTTGCAGGTAAGACCTGAACAGCATCATCAACAATGGCCTGAACAAACAGGGCATCTGAACCTTTGGTGTAGCTGTAGCTGATTAGTTGAGCGTGGGCCATGGTGGGGCTCCGAACGACTTGCTTACAGTAGCACACTATGTCAGATGTGCCGTAATGCTGGGGAAGAACTCATGTGCGTAGGTGCTCATGACACTGGCATCAATACCGGAATTGAGCGCAATCTCTATGTCGCGTTCCAAGCGGCAGAAATCTTCAGGCGTGTCGTGATACAAATTTTCACAAACACTGATAGGCAACAAGTCCGTTACATACGCCGTATACCGCACAATTGCTAAATAGGGCGTCGGTCCTTTTAGCTCGTAGTACGTGATGGTGGCCCATTCTTGCATTGGACCGCAGTACCTGACACCAGTCTGGCTCAGGAACCAATCATTGAGCATAATGTAGTAGTGAGCATTTTTACGATGGATCCAAACCGTGAATTTGTCTACGAGCGGTACGCCCGTAAAATCTCCAGCTGTGAAGACACGAAGGAACTGCAAGAGTTGACCTGCAAGTTCCTCCGCCTCTACTTAACGCAACAGGAAGTAGTGGAAGGTCTGATCAAAAAGGGCTGGCTACCCGATTTACCCGATGACTCTGACATGGGCTGATCGTTCTCTACCGGCACGACTCGCATTTTTATTGGCCGCAACCTGCAAAGCCGTTTGCTTAAAGCAGGCTTGCTTTGTTTCTATAGGAATAGCTTTAAGGAGCTTTTGCATTTTAAAAACAAAAAACTCCTCGTCTTCACTGGCCTTTTCGTCGGTTATGTGGGACGACTGAACTCCGTTGCATAGAGCACTAACCATCCAGAAGGAAAAAGCAGGTGATTCCAACAGATCCCTTAACAGGATGTTTTCAGAAGCTGCAAGAACCTTTTCGGGCAGATCAAATGTAGGCATGAGTGTAAGTAGGTTTACTAGAGTAGTGGCCCGTCAGAATCCTACACGAAGTCCTCGTCAAAGTCACCAGCCAAGAATTTATTTATCAATTTCTTCAAAAAGTACGTCCTTTTCACATCTATATCATCCAATTTTGCATCCATACGCTCCACCAAATCCGCAGGCATGTTGCTCACGGTAAGGGTTTGTTTCTGTGCTGGTCCGGTCGTAAGTAACTGCAACTTTTTATTTTCGGACTTAAAAGTGTTAAAAGAACTAATGAGCGTACCAAACGCTTTGTTGTCGTACTTTGTAGATGGTTGCTGAGCAAGCACCCTAATCGTAGTGCCAGGCTCAATACTGGCAATAGTTTCCTGTTGCTGCTGAAGTGGCATATCGCTATGACAATAACATCGCATACTTGTAGCAGGGTTATTTAAACGATCATATATTTGTGCCGAAGGGTTAATAATCGTACCTTCAATAAACGGGCGTTTATTACTATCAGCAGCGGCAAAAGTTACACAAACTTCAACAGGCAGGCTGTCTGCGTATCTACCCACTTTGAAATTAAGTTCGGTTTCTTGTGACAGCATGCAAGAGCGGGTAACGCCCTCACATACTACACAGACAAACCTAGATCAGTCGGACCACTTGTTCCAGGCCGCGTCCATCAGGGCGTCCGATTCCTCCTTGGTACGGTCCATCTCCTTCGCGCGGGGATATTGCCCTGAGTGTCCAGTATGGGCAGAGTCCGCACCATCACTGGGTTCTGAGGGTGGACACCCCCCTATGTCAGCTGCAATGTGTCCAGTCTCAGTATCCGCACCTAAATCTAGGGTGGACACCTCTTCTTTTTCTGAGGTGCTGTCCACCCTGAGATCCGTTCCACTGGAAGGATTCTTCTTGGGTGGACACACATATGCAACCTCTCCACACGCGAGAACAGCCTGGTACGCCTTTTTTCCGTACCTACCAGTTCCAGGAATCTCAGAAATCAGACCACGCTTCACCAGCCGTTGGAGCGACTTCTGAATGGCGGCAGTTTTTCCGCCCACTACTGGATCGGAATTGAGGTCTGTATTGGAAAAGGCGCGGGGGTAAGCAACACGAAGCCGCTGGAGCACCTTGTCAGTGACGCTGGAAGGCGATGTATTGCTGTCATCGACCTCTGGGGTGAAATCAGCCACAGAGAAGCTCAGGTCTTTCTCCTGGCGCATGATGAGCGCAGTACCGGAGCGACCGAACCGCGATTTTTCAATGGTGATGATTCGGCTGTCCGCTAAAGCGGGACTTTTTTCCATTTCGTCCTTGCTGGGCTTACGCAGTGAAAGTGTGCTATCCACAGCATCCCGAATGGCAGAGGTGCCACGGAAACCGCCCTGCTTATTGGCGTGGTGAATGATCAGGATGGTTGTTGCAGGGAACAGCACCCCGTTATTTCTGGTCAGCCAATACAACGGAGTTGCAAAGTCACTCTTGTTTTCATCAAATGCCCTACCACCAGAGCAGCCGATCAGCGAGTCAATAACAACAAGCTTGGGCTGGACCTTTTCCATCAGCTTGATGAACTGGGCATAACGCTGGAGCGACCAATCGGTAAGCAACTTGGTGTTGGAGTCCAGCGGATACTCAACCTCTTCCAGCTGCTCTTTGAGCTGTAGAAGCGGCTGGTCACCATTCAGGAGCAGCACAGAGCCTTGCTGGACTGGAACGTGTCTGCCACGGACCACAAAGGGTGCTCCAGTAGCGATGTGCTTTGCCAGCGTCCAGGCAAACATGGACTTGCCATCACCGCCAGCGCCGTAGATCAAAGCAACGGAAGGATGCGGAAGTACATCAGGGATCAGGTATTCGCGCTGACCCTCTAAATCTTGGAGCGCAGACACATCCATAAGCCCCTTAGCGCCTTCAAACTGAATCTGATCAACGATTAGTTTTTCGAGTGCAAATTGGTCGCGGTAACCAGCATCAAGGGCCAAGCTATTGAGCTTGAAGTTCATTTCAGCGGGGTTATCCAGCTCCAAATAGGAACGAGCCTTTTCGATTACTTCCTCAAAGGACAGCGAAACCCGTTGATAGAGAACAGGCTTGGCCTCCACTTCATCAACAACTGCGCCGCAGCCATCACGGGTGAAGCGTGCCCGTTCTGGGTCGTAATGATCAGCCAGCCGAATAAGGCTCCCAAAGGCCAGACCACCGTTGGCCTTGAAGCCATTTTCCCAGCGACTTAGACAAGGATCTTTGCCATCAGCCCAGTCATCTTCGTATTCAGAAT